ATATGGAAAATGGTTAATAATTAATGAAAAAATATTAATAGACGGTGAAGCTAAGGTTTTATGTCGTTGTTTAGAGTGTAATAAAACAGAAAAATATGTTCCAGCATATCATTTAGTATCTGGCTTATCTAAAAGATGTTTGGTATGTGGTAACTCATTGAAAGAAGAAAATAATCCATCTTGGAAAGGATATGGTAAAGTACCAGGAGAAAAACTATCAAAAATAATGAGGGGTGCGAGACTAAGGAATATAAATTTTAATCTTACTATTGAATATATTTCTGAACTATATAACAAACAAAATGGTTTTTGTTATTACACAAATTTACCAATATCCTTCAAGGATAAAACCGCATCATTAGAAAGAATTGATAGTAAAATTGGTTATGAAGAATCAAATGTTGTTTGGATTCATAAAAATGTTAATATAATGAAAAGAGATTTATCATACGAAGAATTTTATAATGTTTGTAAACTAGTAGTTGAAAACAAAAAAGAAAATATTTAATATTATGAAAGTAACATGGGGTAATAATATAACGCTAACATACCAAGTATTGTTGGCGTTTTATAATCTTAGAAAGAATAATTAAAATGAACGTAGGGGCATCAAAAGATTGGATACAACAACAATATGTTAGAGAGTTTGGACCAAAACTCCAGCCAACTGAATTTTATTATGATAGTCAAGGTAGAATGGTAATGACAGAAGAGTATCACAAAAGACGAGGTAGATGTTGTGGTAATGGATGTTTACATTGTCCATACGAACCAAGACACGAAAGAGGAAATACAAATCTACAAGAAAAATCACTGAGTTAATCAGTGATTTTTTTATTTAAATAAATTTTCATCTAACTATATTTATAGAATATGGCTGACGGTATTACTTACGGTATAATTTTTCCATTTAGACAAAGTATCAAAGGGAAATATTTTTCACTTTCTGAAGAGACTGATGATGAAATTAGAAGTAATTTAATTCATTTACTATTAACAAGAAAGGGATCGAGATATTTTTTACCTGATTTTGGAACAAGATTATATGAATTTATTTTTGAACCATTGGATGGTCAAACTTTTGAGGCTATAAAAATAGAAATAGAAGAGGCGGTTAGAAAGTATATTCCTAATCTAACGATACAAGACATTACAATTGAACCATATACAGATAGTGAACCATCACTTGGAGAACTATCATCGGAGCAGTTTGATATACCTATTTACAGAGTTCCTGGTGCTAATACTGAAGAATACACTGCTAAAGTGAAAATAACATATACAGATGAAAGTAGTCCTTTCGGATCAAGAGAATTTGTAATAATTAATTTATAAAAAATGGCGAAAAAAATAGATTACACAGTTAGGGACTTTGAAGGTCTAAGACAAACATTGATAAATTATACTCAACAATATTATCCTGAGTTGATTCAAAATTTTAATGATGCGTCGGTCTTTTCTGTTTTGATGGATTTAAATGCTGCAATTGGAGATAATCTTCATTTCCATATTGATAGAAGTATTCAAGAAACTGTACTTCAATACGCACAACAAAGATCGTCGATTTTTAATATAGCTAGAACTTACGGGTTAAAAGTTCCGGGTTACAGACCTTCAGTTGCTATTGTTAACTTATCTATAGTTGTTAATGCTCTTGGAGATCAACCCGATCAAAGGTATTTAGGGATTTTAAGAGCTGGTTCACAATTCTTAGGTGGAGGTACCGTGTTTGAATTACAAAATGATGTTGATTTTTCATCTGATTTTAATGCTGAAGGTAATGTTAACAGAACAGTTGTTCCTACATTTGATCAGAACAATATAATTAAAAATTATGTAATAACAAAACAAGAAGTAGTTGTTAATGGTACAACAAAGATTTTCAAAAGAACAATTAATCCACAAGATGTGTTTCCTTTCTTTAGTTTTTTCTTACCTGAAAAAAATGTGCTTGGAGTAACTTCTATTATACAAAAAGATGGAACATCATATGCAACTGTACCAAGAAATAGTGACTTTATTAGTGAAAATAACAGATGGTATGAGGTACCTTCATTGGTTGATAATACTATTTTTGTTGAGGACCCAACAAAACCAGTTGATAACGCTGGTATAAAGGTTGGAAAATACATAAAAACAGATAGAAGATTTATAACAGAATATACTCCTGAAGGTTTTCTTAAAATACAATTTGGTGCCGGATCTACAACACCTGAAGAACAACTTAGACAGTTTTCTAAAACAATGATACCTTTGAAGCTTCAAAATTATCAAAATAACATAGGTCTTGGAGTAACAGTTCAACCAAATACAACACTTTTTGTTCAATATCGCGTTGGCGGTGGTTTAGCATCTAATATTGGTGTGGGTGTTATAAATCAAGTAGGTACCATTGATTTTGCAGTAAACGGTCCTTCTGCGGTTGAAAACTCAAATGTATCTCAATCACTATCAGTTATAAATGTAACAGCGGCTATTGGAGGTGCGAATCAACCAACAACAGAAGAAGTTAGAAATATGGTTGCATATAACTTTTCAGCACAAAGAAGAGCAGTGACAATCAATGATTATAAATCGATAATAGATACTATGCCAGGTAACTTTGGTGCACCAGCAAGAGTCTCGATAGTAGAAAATAATAATAAAATTGTTATTAAAATTTTGTCAACAGACGTTTCAGGGGCTTATACACAAGTGGTATCTAATAATCTAAAAACAAATCTAGCAACATACTTGTCAAAGTACCGAATGATAAATGACTATATTTCTATTGAACTTGCAAAAGTAATTGACTTAGAATTTGAAGTTTTTGTCGTAGTAGATAACACAACAACACCATCTGATATAATAACTCAAGTTATTAATTCAATAAATAATTATATGTCACCGACTAACAGAGACTTGGGACAAAATATTAATATATCAGACCTAAACCGATTAATACAAGACATACCAGGAGTTAATACATTAGTAGGTATAAATGTCTTCAACAAAGTTGGTGGACAGTATTCTTCATCTGAAACATCACAACAATATTCAAATGCAGAAACAAAACAAATAGCTCTTATTGATAATACAATATTTGCAGAACCCGATCAAATTTATCAAGTTAGATTTCCAAATAAAGACATTAAAGTCAGAATTAAAAATCTTTCAGGAGTAGATATTTTCTAAGATTGTTTATTTCGATGTTTTATTGTTTATTCTTAAAATTGATAATAAAACTATTTATCATCAAACAAACTAATGAGTAAAAGCTACAGATTCAGAACACAACCGGGTGAGGATAGAACAATAAGATTAAACATTGAACAAGATTTTGATTTTATAGAAATTTTATCTTTGAAATTAAGACAAGATGAGGTCTATACTAGATTTTGTGCTGACTATGGTGTTGTTGCAGGTAGAGTTATAGTAAACGGTGGTTATGGCGTACCAAATGCTTCAGTGTCTATTTTTGTACCCTTATCTACTATAGATGAAAACGATCCAATAATTTCAACACTATACCCTTATAAAACAATAGAAAATAAGAATGAAGATGGTTATAGGTATAACTTATTACCATATATTCCTGAATATCGTGGACATGCTGCAACAGGTACATTTCCAGATAGGTCAGATCTTTTAACTAGGCCTGAAGTCTTAGAGGTATATGAAAAATATTACAAATATACAGTAAGAACAAACGAAAGTGGTGACTTTATGATTGTTGGTGTCCCATTAGGAAATCAAAAAATAGTTTTAGATGTAGACCTTTCAAACATCGGGTGTTTTTCTTTAAGACCTTCTGATTTAATCAGAATGAATATGGGAACAGACGCTCAGTTTGCTGGACCTAATTTTAGGGCTTCTTCAGATTTGGGTTCATTACCTCAAATAGTTAACATAGTTGAAGACATAGAAGTCGCTTCATTTTGGGGTGAGGAAGAATTGTGTAATGTAGGTATTACAAGATTAGATTTTGATTTAAGAGATCAAGGTATTGAAATACAACCACATTGTGTTTTTATGGGATCTATGTTTTCAACAGATGAAAAGGATGCACTTTTAACCAACTGTAAACCAAAGTTTGATACGGGTAATCTTTGTGATTTAGTTAGTGCTCCTGGTAGAATTTTAGCAGTAAGACAAACAATACTTTCAGATTCTCTTGGTTATCCAGTTTTAGAACAGTATAATCTACCTGAGGGTGGTAATGTTATTGATGAGGACGGTACATGGTTAATAGAAATACCTATGAACTATGATTATGTTACAACAAACGAGTTCGGAGAACAAATATTATCAAATGACCCTAAAGTAGGTATACCAACTAAAGGTAAATATAGGTTTAGAATTCAATACCAAAATGAAGGTGGAGAAGATGAAGATGTATTAAGAGCCGATTACTTAGTTCCAAATATTAGAGAATATGGTTGGGATAGTAACGCGTCAGCTAACGGACCATCAAGTGATAGTTTACAAAATAAATCATATGCTTTTAGTTTAGATTGGAACGACTACGGAGATACCGGAACAACTGTAGGTCAATTTATGATTAATGAAGCAATCAACTGTAACGATAAATTTTTTGAATTTAATTTCAATAGAGTTTACACTGTAAGTTCATTTATTGACAGGTGGAAATGGGGATATAATAGATCGAGACATTTAGGAATTAAAGAAATAACCGATAGAACTTGTACGTCTACAACAAATAGAATGCCCGTTAATGATGGGGTTAGAAACTTTGATTTAATATTTTTTGTATTTAACATAGCAATTACTACTTTAGGTATTTTAGCATACGTATTGATACCGCTTTTACATTTTGCCGCACTTATTTGGCCAATATTGAAAAGAGTTTTAGCTGTTGTTGTACCTATTTTATTAGGTATTTTATCCGTATTCTTTGTTGTTGGTGGTATTTTGGCGTTCCCAGCAATTGCTTTAGGTTTATTAATGATTGGTCTTGGAATTGCTTTTGGTTTTGCTACCGTCGCCTTTGTTAGAAAAGTGAACCCATTACTAAGAGGTTCAGGAGAATTTAGAGGCATAACATTACCATCCATGTCTTACCCTGATTGTGAGACTTGTTCGTGCGATTTAAGAAAATTACCTTTGGATTTAGAATATGAAGTAAGTGACGGAGCGCTTGCTAGAACAACAATAAATGGGATCGACATTTATACTAGAAATAATTCTTCATACTTAATGAATACAAACTCTAATAGTTTATGGGGACAAACACCAGATAGTGCTAGAATTCAAACTGACGATGAAGATTTAAATTGTAGTGATAATAATGACGACGGTGACAATACATACTTTCAGGGACTAATTGAAGATAAGTTTGATTTTGATAAAGCTAATAGGTACACACTTAATTCATTTGGTATAAGATACTCACTTGCTGGTTATCCTGTATATGCGGTACAAGGATGCCCAATTAATAGTATAGGTTTTAGGCCTGGCGATTTTTATTTGACTCGAGATATAAATTATTCACATAGATTAAATTGGATTAATTTAAGACAAAGATATTTCGATACTTTTACGACATTGAGTTATACTTTTCCTTCATTATCTAGTTCACAGTTTTTTCAAAATAAAATAACAACAACAATAAAAAATGGAAATCAAATATCACAACCTTTTACTGATAATGTTTTAATTTTAATAACCGATCCTGATACATTAGATAAACTACCAAGTGGAAGTTTGATGACATTTACAAACCCTGATGATATTAAAGATAGAAATGTAGATGGATATAATGTTTCCGGACTTACTCAAAACCAATTTGGTACAAATTCAATAACGGGAACCTCTTTTACTAATTTACAAACAACAGTAACATACATAAAAGATAACGCGACTGTTGGAACCGCAACAGTATATTTAACAGGATCCACATCTGGAAGGACATATAACTATAAAGGTGGGATGGAATATTTTCAAGTAATAACAGGAACTACTTTAGCTAATTTGAATAGTAATAGTCATCCACTAAGGGCTAATACAACAAACTATAATTTGATGAATTTTGGTATTTTACGTTCCGCACAAAGAATTTACTATCGAACTTCATGTGGTACTAATCCTACTAGATTTACAAATATTAATTCTTTAGATGCAATGGGTGTTCAAAACTGGCAAAAACATTGTGTACTGATATTAGTAAGGGGTGTTGATGTTTATACTGAAAAACAAAATATTGAATATGACCTTTCTAGATTATTTGGTTTTAATAATGGTACCGTAAAAGTTACAGGTAATTTTTTTATGAATGTACCTATACAACCAAATACTGGAAACCCAAGTGCTGATTGGTGGACAAACGCCAAATCACCAGAAACACATGAAGCACCATATTATTTATCTAGCATTTATCATAAACCATTTAACTTTAGACCAGATCCGCAACTTTACAGTGCTTTTACAACAAATTCAATAAAATATTACTCATCTTTAGATAGAAAATTTAGAAACCAAGCGTGGAAAGTTTTTCCAAATGATATATATGAGTTAGGATTAAATTATAGTCTAAATATTGATGGGTTTAATAATAATAATTTACAATATCCAAATAACGGTGTTACAGATGTATGGTCTGGGTCACAACAAAAATATAGATTTAGATATATTACCGGACCTGTTAGTCAAGGAACATTTGATCAACTTCAACAAATGTCTAATGAAACTTTTCCACAAGGAAATGTTGAGGGTGGCAGTTTTATGTTTTTTAAAACAGATCAAAGTCAAAACCAAAGATTTGACGCAGGAAATAACGGAGATTTAGTTTCTAATTTAGTCGGTAACGGTGCTTATCAGGGTGGAGTCTCTACTGTGTTACCTAGATTATTTGCTCCGTCATACGCAATTAGTAATCCTACTTTGAGTGCTAATATAACATTTTTAAATTCTATTGATAATTTTAAACCAATAATAAGATCTGATAGATTACCTACTTCTGATAGAATTAGAAGACCTTCCGATGGGAATGTTACATTGGGGGATAGTAGTTATCCATTATTTCAAAATGATAATTTTACAATATATTTAATAGATGAAGACGGCGAAGTTGAAACACTAACATCTTCCCCTACTGATGTAACAAACAATGCTGCTGACTTTGGTGATGATGGATTAACAGGAGCAACTTCAGTATTATCAACATTTTCTTGTGAAGGAATGGTCCCTTTAAATTGTTATTCAGGTAACGGAGAAAATTTTGGAGTAGAGACCCCATGTGTTGATAATCAGAACCCAGTAAAAGTAGATAAAGGTTGTTATTTATTAATCCAACGACCATATTTTACTTTTGGTGATGGTGGAGTTAGTAATGGAATAGTTAGGGATTATGCATTATTTCAAGAATGGAAAACAAGATATAGATTTACTTTTGCTGCTTGTAGAGGGGTTATTGGTCACGTATTTCAAAATAATTGGGTTAACGGAGCATTATATGCCTTTTCTTTCAAAAGAAAGAAAGTTTTTGATGTTCAAGGTAACTTAAAAAAGTATGTTTTTTGTGGGTCTAAAGATTTTAATTTAGCAAAAAGAAGAAGAAATCAAGGTACAATTTATTGGGATGTTACAAAAGGTTCTTTCTTCTATAGATCAACCCCTTATGTTATAACACAAAATGGGACAACAGTTACTGGTGGTTATTTTATTGGTCAAGAACCAAGAGAACAAGATATAAATGGAAATTGGAATCCGGCTAATGATAAATATAAAGGGATGAATGAAAGAAATTTATTTTTTCCAACAACAATTATGGACTTAGGACCAAAAGACCAATTTGTAAAAGAAGTTTGTTTGAATCCACAATTAGACAACTATTTAGCCGAAACTCTAAAATCAACATCTTTTAATGATACGGATGATTTATTATTATTTTTTATATTATCAAGAATTCTTTCTACAACAACTTGGGGTAAAGTATTTAATTCTGGAGACTCAAGTATAGATAATTTATTTTCAAGAAGCGAAAAAAGAATTGATGGTGATTTAGCACAATTATTTAGTATAAATTCAGAATATGGTATTTTACCATTTGATGAGCAATTTTATGATGATGATGATATCATTTTAGACAATCCTGATGGTGTTGGTAATAGTTTAATTGGTGTTCTTTTTTCTGCATCAACAGCACAAAGAATCGCACTAACACCTGGTATAAAAACATTCGAAAATAATTTAACACAACTTATTGGATATCCAAAAACACAATCAGTCCCAATGTATCAATGGCAATTAAAAGATAATAATGACCAAGTTGCCCCAACCACTAGAATTTTTGGTTCTCAATATAATGATTGGAAGACTGACCTTAATTTAATTAATGGTGTTAATAAAATGTATGCGGTACCTTATCAAAGTATGTCATTTACTAGTGCTAGATATTTCAAACCAGTGAATGGACCGGCAACTGGTTACATAATGAATTATCAAAATGGCGGACAAAGAACAAGTGAGTGGTTACCTGGAACAAATAACGGAAGCACAAACTTTGTTGTCGGCGCTCCTTATCATTTTTACTTTGGTTTAGGAAAAGGAAAAACCGCACTTAATAGATTCATAAAAAAATATGTAGTAGGTGTTACTGAATTATGATACGTCAAGAAAATATAAGAATAGTATTAGGCAATAAGAGATTCGCAGGATCTTCAAATAAACCTATCTCTATTCAGTTACCTTTAGACAATAGTAAAAGAGATATTGTTGATAACCAAAGGTCAACGGTTGTTGATTTACAAGATATTTCGGCACAAGAAAGAAATGAATCTTCAGAATTTAGATTATCAGGTAAAATAGTGAACATTTTTGATAATTCTATTTCAGGAAAAACTACATACGTTCCTTTTAGAAATAATTTATATTATGTAAATCCACAAAACTCAGTACTAAACGGAGTTTGGCAAGGTTTTCCGCAATATGATGAGTTTAACTTTATAAGAGAAAAGGGGGTAGAAGGTCATTTACAACTAATAAATAAAAGTGCCACAACATATAATTGGGGTGTTTATACTTCTTATGCTTTTAGTAGTAGCACGAACCAAGTCATGTCATATACTAATGAAACCTTTGGTGTTGTAAACCAAAATTTTATGGCTTCAGATGGTATACCATATGTCATAAAAAACACAACAACATTAGGAAGAAAAACAGTTCTATTCTATTGTGCAACAGACCATAACCTTACTTTAGAAAATCATGTCATGTTGTCAACACCAATAAATGGAAGAAAAACATTTAAAGTAACTAGATTAGGTGACGGACAAACGGGTACTGAAAAAAAAGTATTTGGTATATCAAATATATTATTTAACCCTAATGATATTGTTGATGGGACATACGGAAATTTTAAAAGAATTGCTAATATAGACAATCTAAGAGAAAGTACGTCTAAATATTATGTTCGTTTACATAAAATTATAACAGGAACTAAAGACACTTTTATTGTTAACAGTGGGTTTGAAAGAAATGGTTTCCCAATAAGGAGTAAATTAGAATATTCTGCGTTAACACCAAATCAACAACAAAGAGTATCAGTTAAAGATGGAGCTAGAACTTATGGGTTCAATATAAATCAAGATATTAATATTAAAAATTTAAAGGATAATAATAATAAACCTGTTAGAGAACTT